TTAACGCCGTTGGCTTCGGTTTCAGGCATTCCGAGGGTCGCGTTGTCCACTACGATAACCTCGGTAACGATGCCGTCAGCGTCTAAACGTGCAAAATGCGCCATGATTACGCCCTCGCTCGAACGCGGATGATTACTACGCCGGAGCCGCCGTTACCGGAGTTCCAGCCGCCGCCGCCACCTGTGTTATTAGTTCCGCTGCCCTCTTGCCCGCCATCAGAAAACGTACCGTTTCCTAAATAACCATTACCTGATCCACCGCCACCGCGACCAACATTGGCTCCAGTAATATTAGACGTTTTGCCCGTGCCGCCATTTCCGCCAATTCCGTTTGACCCAATATTTCCAGCACCACCAACACTGTTTGCACCGCCGCCGCCGCCTCCGCCATACAAAACAGCGCTGACAGAATTTCCCTGTCCACCTGCAAAACCCTGCCCTAAAACACCAGCGCCGCCCGCAACAGTATTTGGGCCGGGAATGCTTGGACTTCCGCCAGAGCCACTACCGCCCGCCGTACTGTTGCCGCTTCCGCCGCCGGTTGTGGATATTAAAGAGCCAAGAGAGCTGGATGTTCCGGATGGGCTAAAAAATCCACCGCCGCCGCCAACCGTAACGGTGTAAGTCTGTGGCGTTACGGTAGCGCCGTTTTCTTTATACCCGCCCGCACCGCCGCCGCTAGTGTTACCACCGCCCCCGCCGCCCGCAATCACCAACGCCCGAACCGCCCCCGTAGACCCCGCCGTAAACGTGCCGGACGCATTGAACGTGTAGACGTCGTATTTTCCGTCGGCCACTGCGGGGACTGAGGCAGAGGCCGCGATGGTCGTTGCGGCGGTGCCGATGGGGGTGTAGCCAGCGTAGGAGTAGATGTTGTTGGCTATGGTGCCAACGGAAGCATTGGCTTGCGATGTCCAAATCGGAAACCATGCGGTTGCAGAATTAAAAATAGCATTAAATGCTGTAATATTATAGTTATTTAAAATCACAACATTGTTTTTCAGAATAGTTAATGTTGCGGTTGAGGCTGTTAAGTCTAATTTAAAACCTATTACGTCCCCGACAAGTGCGGCGCCAATGTTAGTTCTTGCAGTGCTGCCAATATACAAATTGCCGTCTTGAGCGTAATAACCTACAGTGTTTGCGATAAATCCTATTGTATTTGCTGTGTTGCAAACGAAAGATGATGGACCAAATCCTAGTAGATTAGTTACTAAAGTGTTATTAATAAATTCCCAATACCAAGAGCTTGTGCCGCCCGTGGTCGTGGATGCGTTGCCTTTGGCGGATGCCGTTGATCCGCCCGTGCCATTGGTCGCCGTTGTGTCGCTGTTAGAAAACGTCATTCCAGCCGTAGCCGTAGCCGTGTCAAACTTCAAACCAATAACCGGCCCCGACGTTCCACCCCCCGCAGCCGCCCCCTTTTTATTCCCACTCATATCCTGCGAGACCATGCCGACAGGCGCGTAAGGGGCCTGCCGGTTCATCATCTTTTGGGCGAGCATGGCGGGGGCGTTTTGCATTAGTAGGCGTAGCCTTCGGTGCGGAACACAATGCCGGTATTTGTGACGCTGATTGCGACCCAAAGGCTTTCGGTAGCCGATAGGATCAGCGGTGCCGCGTCTGTGTAACCGAAGTCGATGGCGGTCTGGGCGGTCGTGGCCGCGACCGTGTAAGCCGTCATTAGCTTAGAGCCAATGAACCGCTTGGTCGTGCCGCCGTCGGACGAGACGTACAACTGCAATTCCGTCGCCGTGACCGTGGCCCGTGCCAGTGCGGTTAGCTTCTGCATCCGTGCGCCGTTGGTCTGGGCCGCTAGCAGTTGAACCGTGTTGGTCGGGGTGTCGGTATAGGTGGTGTTGGCGGTAGTTGCCACCGCTGTTGCTGCGATAGGCGTTTGAGGTGTGACGATTGAGTTTGGCGTGACGGCCATGATGATCTCCTAAAGTGCCGCCGCGATGGCGAAGGTTAGCGCAACGGTCGCCAGCGGCACCGTCAGACCAGTGAGTGCAGTGATATCAGAATTCACGCCCGATGCAGCCGCACTGATGGCCGAACGTGCAGCCGTAGCCGATGCAGCGGTGAACAGCGCCTTGCCCGTCGTGGTGGCTCCTAGCGCCGTTTGAGCGTCGTCTGCGGTCGCTGCGGTAAACACGCCCTTACCAACCGTGGTGCCGCCGAAATTCGTCAGCGCACCGTCAGCCGTGCTCGCGCCTGTGCCGCCGTTCGCTAGGCCCAGATTACCCGTAACGCCCGTCGCAAGCGGCAAACCGATGCAGTTAATTAGATTCCCAGCCGACGGCGTCCCAAGATCAGGCGTGATCAGGACCGCATTCGTAAACGTCGCGTCGGTGAAATTCGCGTTGGTCAGGATATACGTTTTGATAACCGACAGCGAAGCCTTGCGAGCGTCGCCATTATCGGTCGAATAAACCGGAACCTGATCGGTATCAGTGACCGACGAAACCGCAGTGAGTTGTGAGATTGTCGGCATTTAAGATCCTACTCGAAAACAATCTCGCCATCTTCGCCAGCCAATAGCGGCTCGCTCGGAGGCTGGAAAAACGGCCAGTCGATGTTCCAAGACTTCTGACCGGCACCAACCGGAAGCGTCGAGGGGAATTGCATTTCGGCAGGCATGGCGGCGCGAGACATAAGCGTATTGTAAGCCATCCGGCCCGCTGCGCTCGTTTGTAAGGAAATCGCCTTACCGTAGCTTGGCGACAATCGTAAAGCCAGGTTCAAAATTATCGCCTCATTGGCGGAATCTGGAACGCCGGTAATCGTGTCCAGATCGGAATCGTCAGGGTTAGACGTAAGCGGATAGCCGATACGAATCCCGATAGCGTTCCAAGCGGCAAGCATCGAATCCATGCGGCGCACTGCGCTCTGCATCTGCTCAGGAGATAGGTCAAAGACGTAATCGGCCAAACCGATTTCTTCGAACGCCGCTTCGACGAATTGCCGCTTGGAATAGCTCATTTCTTGGCCTTAGCCTTGGCCCGCTTGGCGACACTGAGCGCGATGGCAACAGCTTGCTTCTGGGGCTTGTCTCGTGACATTTCGCGCTTGATATTGGCGCTGATCGTCTTAGCAGAATAACCCTTTTTCAAAGGCATATCAAACACCCTTCACAAATGATTGGGGAGAGCCGAAGCCCTCCCCTCACACATTAGGTCTGCGAGAACAGCATGATCCCGGACATTTCGGGCTGCTTGTTCACAACACCGAACAAGGTATCAAGGCGATACTTGGTCTTCATGGTGTTGATATCATACTGCTTCTGCATGACCAGTTCGATGCCCTGATCAGTCGTAGCCCGCATGACAGCCGCGCCCGCGTCGGTAGGCACTGCGTAACGGCCTGGGAGGATTTCCAAGCTGTCTTTTTGCCAGAACGGGTTGGCGTAACCGGCAACGGTGTTCAACCAGACAATTGCAGCCGTGGCCGACTTAGAAGTCACGGTGCAGTTTTGATACTCAGCCGAAGCATCGTTGGCGACCTGATTGGTGATCAGCGGGGGCGAAATCACCATCGTCGTGCCGTTGGTAACCGAGATGACCCGGAAGGTCTTAAGTTGGCCGGTGTTCTGCTTGGTGATCGCATGGACGTTGAACACGTTTGCGACGGTGAAGCAGTCGCCAGCAACCACACCAGCGGTCGCCGAGACGGTGACAGTCTGGTAGCGGTTATCGACGTTTGCGGTTTCGCCAGTGCCTGCGGTCGAGGTGGCCTTGGGAATGTAGTAGTTAACGGCGACGTCAGCAGTGCTGATCGTGATAGTGCCACCACCAGCGGCAGTGATCCGGTTAGCATAGTCTAGCTTATAGGTGCCGAACGATGCGACCTCACCAACGAAAGCCTTCTCATAGGCGTTGTTGGACTTCGGATTGCCGAACGAACGCGAGGCGACCTGAAGGTTCGAAGCCATGCCGTTATAATCGCGAGTCGACAGCGCGAGATAGCGGTCATAAGCGGGGACGCCGCCTTCGTTCATCAGGGCTTCGGCTTGGGCCACATCGTCAAAGCCAGAGGCTGCGGCGGTGCGCTTGACAACCAGTGTGCCTTGAAGAGACGCGGTGCTCATCAGAGCGACGTTAATGTCCGATGCGAGCTTTTGCTTGGCAGCATCGCCCAAACGCTTTTCTTGCAGAGCGTCGCGCAGTTCGGTCGCGGTCAGAATGAACGGAACCGACTTGCTGAAGCCCAGAGTTGCGGGAACGGCAAGCTGCGTGAAGTCCTTAAAGTTCGACGTCATATCGGTGCCAGTGAAGGACTGGGCGATATAGGGTTGTGGACGCCAAATGACATTGCCGGTCCGCTCCATCATGGTCGAATCGGTGTTGTAGACGGCGACGTTCTTGCTCAGAACAAGAGCGTCATTGAAGCCTTCGAGGATCTCCTCAAAAGCGACCCGCTCTTCCTTACTAAATGCGTTAGCCATTTCTCAGTTCCTATTTTTGTGCTTCGCGCTGTTGACGCTTGAATGCCATTACCTTCGAAAGGTCTCCGGTCTTTTCAGCCTCGGCGCGTAAGCGTTCCAATTGATTACCCACCGCGCCTGAAACAGCGCCTGTTCCACGAACAGTGCCTTCAGGTGGTGGGGGTGATTTGCGGTTACTGACTTTCAACTGCGTCTCCAGTTTTGCGACCGCGAACGAAAACTTAACAGGGTCTGTGATCGAGCCGAGTTCCGCCGCTTTCTTTGGGTTTTTGCCCAGCGCATAAATCACTAGCGCGGGATTTTCCGCACCCTGCAAAATGATGCCCTGTTGGGTTACGCTAAGTTTTTCCTTGGACACGTCTTCCGCGTCTTCGAAATCCTTGACCTTAAGTTCGGTCTTGGCCTTACCGTAGTTATCCAACCGGGCTTGCCATGCCTTCTGCTGTTCGCGTTGATCAGCTTCTGCCTTGGCTGCTTGCTCGTCGATTAGGCGTTTCCGCTCGTACCAACCAGAAAGCTTTTGCTCGAAATCGTCAGCGTCATAGTCGGAATCTTCAAGCGTTGGCTTGCGGCCTAGATCGACGGTCTTAACCGGCTCGACGGTGGATTTCAGCTTCTCTTCAAGTTCCCGATTCTTTTTTTGAAGATCTCGGTGATTTTTACGCAGTTCGCGGACCCATTCCGGCGCTGCGGTATTCTCGTCGGCGGGGGGCGGTTCCTCGCCAATGGTAACTACGATATCTTCGGATTCGTCGTCCGCTTCAGGTTCCTGTTCGCCGGTATTGGTCTCAGCCTCAGGTTCGTTAGATTCGGTTTCGACTTCGATGATATCTTCGTTAGCCTCTGCCACTTCGCTCATAAAATAACCCACTCATCCGATAAGGCTGGATGGAAGCCATGACGCACAATACGTCAATCTCTGCGTTACGTCAAAATCCCGATTGCCGCTAAGAGTTCGGCTGCGTCTTGCTCGGTCGTGAGGATCAACAGGTCAAGCGCGTCTTGCTCATCCTGAAGGTACCCGCGCATAGTCGCAGCCGCCGCTTGAATGTCGGCGCTTAGGTTTTGACGTGTCGTGATCTCTCGATCTAACCGGGCCAGCTCGCGTTCCAGTGAGCCGATCGCGATTAGGTCTTGGCTGTAATCGTAAATTTTCTTAGCGGCGCGTTTAACCGCCGGTCGATCTGATTCCGCTAAAACAGCCCGTGCGGCCTCGATCTCTTGGGGTAGTGCGAACCGGGCCTCTAGTCTGGCGCGTTCGTTGGCCCAGCCCTTGTTGCCGCCGGGACCGCCGCCGCCCTGTGGCTGCTGCGTTACATTGAGGTTATAAAATAATAGGACCAGCGTC